GACGTTGACCTAAAAAATTCTTATAAAACGTATGACATGAAAGGTCGCTTAATTGGTCATGGTGATGCTAACAAGCTATCTACGTCCTACGATGGTATTTCCGGCGAAGGTGCGCCGCAAGGATTAGCACAAGTTTACGAAGTATACGATAGAAAGACGGGTGTGCAGTATGTGGTTGCAGATGGACACCCAGACTTTTTGCGTGAACCTACAGCGCCACCAGTAAACGTCGAAACGTTCTGGCCGATATTTGCTCTTGTCTTTAACGAGGTTGAGCATAAAGATCACTTATACCCACCCAGCGACATTAGTTTGCTGCTGCCGATGCAGCATGAATATAATCGAGCAAGGCAGGGATTAAGGGAACATCGAAGGGCAAACAGACCGAAGTATGCAGCACCAGCTGGTGTTTTAGAGGATCACGATAAAGAAAAGTTGGCAACGCACCCAGCTAATGCCGTAATCGAGTTACAAGCCTTGGCGGCTGGTCAAAAAGTAAATGACGTTATCCAGCCCGTAGGTCAGATTGGAATAGATCCTAATTTATACGAAGTTCGTACAATTTTTGACGATATTCAGCTGGTTGTTGGAGCTCAAGAAAGCAGCTTTGGTGGTTTGTCAAAAGCGACGGCTACAGAGACATCGATTGCCGAAAGCGCAAGAATGTCTAGCTTGGGTGCGAATGTCGATGAACTTGATAGCTTTATGTCAGAGATTACCCGTGCAGCTGGTCAAGTGTTATTAGCAAATCTTGGCAGAGAAGAGGTAGTTAAGATTGTAGGTAATGGCGCGGTGTGGCCGGAAATGACCAGAGATCAGATTATGGAAGAAGTATTTCTAGAGATCGAGGCTGGATCAACGGGTAAACCTAATCGCGCTGCTGAACTAGCAAACATAGAACGGATCATGCCGTTCTTGCTGCAAATTCCTGGTATTGATCCAAAATGGTTAGCAAAAGAATTGTTAAAACGTCTTGATGACAAGCTTGATCTTGACTCAGCGTTTACAGACAAAATTCCTTCAATTGTCTCTATGAACCAGGGGCAAGGACAAGGAACTGGTGATCCAGCGTTAGCTGGTGTGCCAGGAGGAGGTGCGGATAACGCGCCTAGACAATTGCCCTCTGGTTCGGGAGGTGTTGCACCAATGGGGGCGAATAACCAGTAATTTTTTGCTGTTTGTTGATTGTTACGATCAACAGAGGTAAAATGCAGATAGAAGGAAGGACGCTAATATGGTTGATGAAACCACGGAATCGGAAACGTCCACCGAGGCCGACGATATAATCGAGGACGAAAAGGCGGAGTCGTCACCCGTTGAAAGCGAAACTGAAGCGGATTTGCTTAGTGTCATTAAGGACGCTGCTCAACCCGAAGAAGAACCAGAGTCGCACTCTGAGAGTGAGGAAGTAGAAAGGGATGAAGTTGCAGCGGAATCTACGGAAAGTGATGCAGATGTTGAGTTTGCAGATCAGGAAGAAGATTATTCTAATTTACCGTTTCACAAGCACCCTCGTTTTAAAGAACTTGTTCAACAAAGGAATGAAGCAAAGGAAAGCGCACAGAAATTTGATGTAATGCAAAATTATCTGGCAACAAATAATTTGTCAGGTGACGAAGCGGCAATTGGTTTAGATATTATGGTTAAAATGAAATCTGACCCAATGGCAGCATTAACAGCATTAAAACCTTATGTGCAGCAATTATCCCAAGCGGCTGGCATTGTTATGCCACAAGACATTCAGACCCGAGTTGATGATGGTTATTTGGACGAAGATGCTGGACGGGAATTGTCTCGAGCTAGAGCAGAAGCCGCAAGGCAGAAGCAACAGAACGAGATGATGTTGCAGCAACAAAATGCACAAGTGCAGCAACAGCAAATTAATTATTTAGCTGAAACTGTAACTGATTGGGAAGAAAACACCCGAGCAAGCGACCCTGATTATGACCTCAAAGAAGACTTAATTGACGCAAGAGTTAGATCGATGATTGCCGAACGAGGACAGACCGCACAAACGCCACAAGAAGCAATTCAATTGGCGCAAAGTGCTTATGACCAAGTGAACCAAAAATTTAATGCTAAATTTGGTAATCGACCTTCTATGAAAACTGCGTCTGGTGGTAAACTTGGAGGTAGCCCAGCGCCCGAACCACAATCGTTACAGGAAGCGATTGCAGCGGCAATGGGGAACTCCTAAAATTATGTTAGGAAAGTAAAATGGCTTTTTCATCAGCCGAACTTGCGAACATAGCCAATGCCGCACTCGATTATTACATCGATAAAGGCAATGTCTACTCGCAGTCTTTACAAGACAAACCATTGTTAAAAGCAATGGACTCAGGTGCTAAAACTTTTCCAGGTGGGAAGGGCGAGCTCAGTGTAGGTGTTAAAGGCACATACACAACAACCGTTTCTGGATATACGCATAACGATACAGTGACTTATGCAAATCCAGCAAACATTAAACGTGCTAACTACGCATGGAAAGAGCATCACGCTGGTATTTCATTAACACTAACCGAACTTAAAAAGGACGGTATTAGCGTTACTGAAAGCACAACATCAGCTGGTGTTAGCAATCACTCAGGCCGCGATCAAACAGTCTTAGCTAATCTTTTTCAAGATAAGCTGGACGATATGATGGAAGGTTATTCTAGAGGCATGAATGATTTTCTTTATGGCGATGGTACAGCCGACGCAAATGCAATTGCTGGTATTCAGACTTTGGTTCTCGATGATCCAACAGCTTCTGGTACAACAGTTGGCGGATTGTCCACAGTATCTAATACCTGGTGGAGAAACCGAGCAAATGTAGCAATTACAACATCTGCTACTGGGCAAGAGTTGATTGAAACTCTACATTCAGAAATGCGTCAGTTGAAGCGTTTTGGCGGAAAACCAAACATTGCTGTTTGTGGTTCTGCTTTCTTAGATCGTCTTGCAGACGAACTACGCAGAAACGGTAACTATAGTAACACTGGTTTTGCAAGAAATCAGGACATTAGTATGGGTGAGATCAACTATAACGGTCTTACTTTTGCTTATGATCCTACTATGGACGATTTGACCATTTCTGGCAAAACGCCAAGCAAGCGATGCTACATCATCGATACCTCAAAATTGTGCATGTACTACATGGACGGCGAGAAGATGAAACGTCACTCACCAGCTAGACCAGCTGACCAGTACGTTATGTATCGTGCGATTACAACTACCGCAGCACTTTCAGCAACACAGCTGAATTGCCACGGTGTTTACGAAATTTCTTAATTTAACCAAGGGGGGCGTTCGCGCCCTCCGATCAACCAGGAGGAAAGTATGTTTGAAAAATGTTCATGTACAGTGGCGATTGGGGGAGACATTCGCAGCGTTGTACCAAAAACAATGGTGACACCAGCTGAAATAATGCTGTTGCAATCCATCCACGGCGACGATGCCGTTACAAATATTAGAGTAAATGGTGAGCTTGATGCGACAATGGATCAAGAGAGAAATCGATTAGGCGAGTTTTATGGCGATGGTAAAGTTGTCGGTTTGTTTAATCAGTTCGGAGATCTTCCAAACACATTAGAAGCAGCCCGTGTTCCGGCAGAGTTGCTAGATCCCACGTTTAAGCCAGAGAAAAAGAAGCCAGTAAAAAAGAAAACCACTCGTAAACGCGCACGGGATGAAAACGGACATTTTATTGCCGACGATCCCAGCACAGAAAAAAACGAGGCATATGTCGAGGAATAGTAAATGGCTAGAGGTACATCATTAGGTCAACTTGTAACCGATTTACGAGCAGAAGTTGGTCACTCGCTACAGCCTAATTTGGGTAAAGCAACGCGAGATGTATTTATTAATATGTTGCAGCGCACACAACGGCGGCTATGGGAAGACTATAGCTGGCCGTTTTTGCGTATTACCCGTGACATAACAATAAATGCTGGTCAGCGATATTATGATGTACCTGATGGATTAGTATTTGAGCGCATAGAGCGTATAGAAACAAAGCATGGTGATTATTGGACTAAGCTTCATTACGGTGTTGGAGCGCAAGAATACAACCAGCATGACAGTGATCGAGGTATAAGATCTTCACCAATAAGGCGGTTTGATACTTACGAAAACAATCAAATAGAGTTTTGGCCGATACCAGCAAACAATTCAAATGCCACAACTGGCACGGATAGCATTAGAATATACGGTATTCGCAATCTCACACCATTTGTTGCTGAAGCAGACACAGCTGATTTAGACGATCAACTTATAATTCTTTATTCTGCTGCTGAAATATTATCACGGCAGAAACAAGGTGACGCGCAAAACAAACTAGCAGCTGCACAAGCACATTACGCTCGACTAAAAGCGCGTATGAGTAAAACAGAGACTTTTGTAATTGGTGGTGGTGAACCAGAAGGGATGTACAAACCAAAAGGGCCACCCTTGATTGCGACCACGGGTGGTAGCTAATGCCTTACGTTCTGGTCGAGGATTTTAGAGGTGGGTTAGACCGCAGACGTATGAACGTCACAGCCCCACCTGGTACGCTAATTGAGCTTAAAAACGCACACATCACTCGCGGCGGTGAAATAGAAAAACGTCCAGCGTTTGTTGAGCTAGTAGATTTACCCTCGAACACAATTGGCTTGGCTGCTGGTGCTGGTCAGATCTACACGTTTGGATCAGCTGCGCCGTCAGCCGTAACGTTTCCAGCTAATACCCCGACTAATTTAAGTTATGTGCAACTACAGCATCCTAGCGGTGATGCGCTTACAAACGTACATTCAGTAGAGTTTTATAACGGTAAATTGTATGTCGCAGCGCAATTTGCTGATGGTAGAATTTTTCACTACTACGACGGCACTAGAATTACAGATTGGTTTGACGGCAGGGCAAGAAACACTTTTCAAATAACAGCTGGGAGTGTTGGCGGTACAGCTGCTACTGCATCAATACAAATAACTGGTGGTACGTCAAATCCAGGCGATGAAATACGTTTTTTACGCATAAATAACGTAGACATTATTGACAGTGCAGTAAATCATAACGGGTCAAACAGTTTAACGGCATCTAATATTGCAGCTGCCATAACTACTGGATCGAGTAATTTTACAGCCAGTGCAACAAGTGATGTTGTCACAATAACAGCACCTTCTGTTGGTATTTCTTTTAACAACTTCCAAGTAACACTGGAAGTCACTGGTGCATTTACGGTTGGTAACATAAATCATATGTCTGGTGGCGTTGATAATGCAGTCACAGCCATTACTGTTGACGGCATAAACTTAATAGGGTCACAAGTCGTTTGGGAAACGTCACACAGCTACACTGCAACCCAAGTTGCAGCTGCTATTAATAGTTTTGCTTCTGCGCCAGAATACGAGGCCACAGCGGTTAATGCCTTTGTTAATATTATTGCAAAAGAAAGCACATCTTCCCACAACAATAAAACCGTAGCTGTTACAACAACTGGCAATGTAACAACAGCTTTTGATCCGACAACTCAAAATTTCTTAGATGGCGGCGCAGATGCAGCAACAATAAACGCTTACAGCCCGGGCAAGTTTGTAATGCCAGTAAAAACAAAAATGTATGCATTGTCAGATAGTTTGCTGCATTTTTCTGCAATCGATGACCCAACAGAGTGGAACGACACTTCTCTTAGTGCTGGATTTATCAACTTAGCTAACCATTCGCGTGGATCAGAAGATCTAAAGGCAATGGCTACTTACTTTGATAATTTGGCGGTACTAGCGCAAGAAGCAATACAAATATGGTTTGTCGATCCAAGCCCGTCATTAAATCAGCAAATACAAGTTCTTCAAAACACAGGAACTATAGCACCTGATAGTGTAGTTGAGTTTGGCGAAAACGATGTGTTTTACCTGTCTTTATCTGGTTTAAGAAGTTTACGTTCTCGAGACTCTTCAAACGCTGCTTTCGTCGGGGATATTGGGAATCCAATTGACGAGCTTATTGTTAAATCAATCCAAGACAATAGGGCGTTAGCTGAAAAGTCAAAAGCAACCCTCGAACAGCGCGATGGTCGGTATATACTGGCAATCGGATCAACGATGTATGTTTTTAGTTATTTTCCATCATCGAAGGTATCTGCGTGGTCAATATATGAGCCAGGTTTTGTTGTTGATCGGTGGGCATACGACGGCAGACAAACACTATGCAGAAGCGGCAATAAACTTTACTCATTAGGTGGTGAAGACGGTAATATTTACGATAGTTCTGAAGTTGTTGTACAAATGCCGTTTTTGGATAGCGGCAGTCCGGCAACCTTTAAAGATTACAATAGTATTGATGTGACTTGCGAAAATGTTTGGACCGTCAGTGTCGCTACTGATCCGCAAGACATTACTGCTCTTGAGGAAGTAGCGACTGTTAATAAAACGACTTTTGGATTGGGTAGGGCGGCTATTAATGGTTACAGCACTCACATAGCACCTAGACTGACTTGTGCAAAGCCAGGTGCAGCAAAACTAGGTAATATTGCCATTCACTATACAAGTGGGGAAAGCGGATGATACTAAGAGAGGCCGAACCACAAGATGTTTTTCATGTAGCCTCAAACATGAGGCAAAGAGATTATGAAGAAATTGACGCATTGCGATTTACGAGAGATAAAAAAAATTTAGCGGCTGACATTGCAGACAGTTTAGCTAATTTTCAAACTGTATTTTGTGTAGAAAAAGAGCTTAACAACCCAATAGCAATAATAAGTTATATTCCCGTGCGCCCAGGTGTGTGGACACTTGGGATGTTTGCGACTGACAAATTTAAAAGTATCGGCCTTTTCCTGACAAAAGCAATAATTCGCGGTATAATACCAGCATTAAACAACGCTAGAGCTCATAGGGTCGAAGCTTACAGTATTGATGGGTATGACGAAGTGCATAGGTGGTTAAAATTTTTAGGTTTGAAAGAAGAATGTACGCTCAAAAAATATGGCAAAAATGGCGAAGATTTTAAAGTTTTTAGTTACGTTCGATTATCGGACACAAATGTTCGATGGCGCGGAAAGGGTGAGGTGATATAAATGTGTTTGGGCGGCGGCAGCAGTGCAATGGAAGAAGAATACCAACGCCAGCTTGCAGAAGAAGAAGCTAGGCAGGGGCGTATTACGCAGGGAAAAGACAACATTGATGCAGCGTTTAGTGGTTATAATGACCAGTTCTACGCAGACCGTGCAGCTGATTATATGTCATACGCGCAACCGCAAATTGAAGATCAGTATGAAAAGGCAATGAAAGATTTGCGGATTGCGCTTGCTCGAAGTGGTCAATTAGTAGGTAGTGAACGCATTGAGCGAGAAAACGAATTGCTTAAAAAATTTAATGATGCGGAGTTACAAGCTGCAAGAAAAGGTCAATCTATTGCTGATACTACACGTTCAAATCTTGCGACCATTAAAAGTAATTTATTAGGTCAAAACGCAAGTTTGGCAGATCCTTCACTTATTGCCGCACAAGCGCAAAATCAAATAATGGCTAATACCCAAGTGCCAGAATACAATCCAATAAGTAATATTTTTGCAAATGCTACCGAAGGTTTAGCAACGCAAGCGCAACTCGAGGCGCGAAATAAAAACAGATATGAGATGGCGCAACTGTTTGCACCAACTAATAGCTCATCAATTATAAGAGGATAATATAATGGGTTGGTGGGATAATACATGGAAAGAAATAACGTCGGGTGGAAATGCCCCTCGAAATGCCACAATTGCTGGTGAACCGCATATGCTGGCGTATATAAACGAAGCCGAACGCCAAATGCTTAAACGTGCTGGTGGTGCA